TCCATACCACAACCTCCGAAAGACAATAGCTGTAAGTCTTCATCTTCAGTTTGTATTTCAAAAGGTATAAATCTGCAAAGGTCAGCAATCTCTTCATCATATATACGAGGCTCATACACATAGTTATACATTAAACAATATTCTTCTAAAGAGTCTCTTGCTTCGTAATAAATATCCTCGTACTTATCCTGGACATAATCCAAAAAGCTGTCGTATTTATTTGTGTTGTATTTAAGTTTAATGTCGTAATCTTCTCTTAAATTATTTTCAAGAATGAAATCTGGAATAATTAATTCCGTTTTACCATCGTCAAATCTCCTGTTTAACTCAAATCTCGGTAAGTAATGTTGTTTATAAAAAGGTTCAATGTGTATTCCAGAAAATTGTTTTGTTAATGTCATAATATTTACCTTTAAATTTAGTTGCTTTTTGTGTGTAGGCTCTAGTTTATAGGTTGAAATTCATTATGTCAACACTAAAAATATATTTGTATACAATTATTTTAATATGTTGCAAATATATCATAATAGTTGAGAAAGGTTATGTTAGTATGGTTTGATAGTTGAGTTTTAGATTTTTGAAGTTTTTTTAGATGAGTAATTTATTAGTTTAAAACAACAATTCTATATTTGATATTATCGTCAAATATATCGTCCTCAATAAGTTTTATATATACAAAACACTTATTATCTACCAACTCCTTAATTCTGAATCTACCTTTTGACATATTTATTATATTGTAATCCTCGTTACAATACTTCCCTATATTGTCTTCTCTTAAAATATATAATCTATATTCATTTTCCGCTATTTTATGGCATGCAACAAGAGATGTAATATTGCATCCTTTAATTTTAATGAATCCTCTACTTATTTTTGCTATATCTTTTTTGTTTATATACATGTTTTTATACTTTTTATAGTTTTTATATTTTAGTTATTTTCCTTGTTATTTCAATAAATCTTTCAAAAAAATTAGGTTTTTACAGTTTTTTTAAAAATTTGACTCTAAATTTACTATTTCCAGTTGAAAATGTAGTATTCTGTAAAATATCTTTTTACGTAAGGGGTTTTTTATTATTAGTAGTTGAATATGGTATTTTTTAGGTGGTTTTAGGAGTTTAGTTAAATATATGTTAATTTTATTAAATTTTTTAGTTTTTAGTTAATTTATTAAATATTATAGGTTATTTTATGTATGCAATGTTACCAACTTACGGTATGGCTTGCATTTTTTAAAAAATGTAGTTGACGCAAGGGTTTGTGGGATGTTATACTTTCCATAATATAGATCACAAACATCTTATAATTTAGTAACTAATAGTTTAATTAACCTATGGTTGAACACCTAATGTCACTAGTCAGAACTGACATTATAGAAATGACAAATTGAAAACCCTTATATCTATTACTATTCAAATATACATTTGTCATTTGTCATTAAAATATTATAAAAGATTATATAAAAATAATAGATGGTAGAAATAGAGGGATAGAGGGTATAGTGAAAAATAATATAAGAGTTTGTGATTTTTTTCTGACAAATGACATTTTGTATCTTCAAACCTTTATGTTAAAAGGGTTTTCAATTTGTCATTTCTATAATGTCAGTTCTGACTAGTGACAAGGATTTTTAGCTAAACCGCTCCAATCCCTTATAGAATAAGGCTTACAAGGATATTATCAGTAAAATAAACATAGTGCAAGTAGTAATATAAAAATTTTTTATATATCTTAAAACCCTTATATAATAAGGTATTAAGAGATAAACAGAATAAAATATCAAAAAAATTTTATTTTATTATTTGCATTTCGACGGAGGTAAGAGGAGGGAAAAATATATTATTCTATAAAATTTGATTTAAACAATCTAAAATAATTTTATGTGGGTATATAGCTTAACATATATTATCACTTCTAAAAACATATTTAAAACTCGTTTAAACATTATTCTAATATTAAACTTCACTTATATTAACTTTTAAATTCAATTATACGATTTTTTCGTACAATTAAATAACTTTACTGGATATTGACAATAGTAACGATTGACGATAATATTAATTATCGACATATAATTATGCTTGATACTTTGTATACTAAAAGGGTTTATGTTCATATACGAATCCTTTTTAAATTTCTAACTATTCCTCTACACTTTCCATAATAAATGTTATGTATAATCTGTTGACTAATTTTGTTAACTATTATATAAACATTTAATAATTTTGTGTATACAATAATAGGTTTATATAATGCAAACACTTCATCGAATGAATGAAATCAATACAGTACAAGAACCTCAACAAGATAATATATTAACTAGATTGCAAACGTTGGAGATAAGAACAAGCAATTTAACTGTCGATATAAAAAGCCTAGAAAATGTTATTATAGAAGTGATAAACGCTATTGGTTTAGGACCAAGAATAAAGGATGATAATAAATAGTTATAAGCCGTCAACTACTATACACTCTGCTAGATTCACTGATAGCGAGACTAGAGCTATATACAAGCTACTTGAGATAATGCGAAACAATTATGGATGCAGAAGCTTGAAGATTAGTGATGTAGTAAGGAATTGTGTTATTAACGAATGTAATAAATATGGTTTGATTGATAATGATAGCACAGATAGAAACGACATATTCGCTATTGATAATAAACATAATACTAAATTGTTGAGTGTCGATGAGAAATAAAAGTTGTCCTGTATGTAATATCTTTCTGTCTTATAAATGGAATGATGAAAAGATAGAAAAGTTTAATAAGTTTATTAAAAATGAATATAGGAGAGACTTTACAGAGTATCAAAGAGAGATACTTAAGTTTGAATTCAGTATACTTGTTGAGGATATTGCAAACCTTTCTTTCTATAATGTAACAAAGCATAGAAAAGAATGTATAGCTAATGATGATATTGCGGTAATAGTAGGAGATCATGATCCAGATGAGTTTCTTACTCGTAAGGAAGCAAGGGAATTGATTAGTAACTTTAGGCAACTTGATTACAGCACTAAGAAGAGTGTTGCCGCTCAAAACTGGCTTGAAGTAGTAACATTGCTTATTGCATCTACTAAAAAGAATATTGAACGTAATATCGCAAATCAATCTAAACATATCCTTGATTACAACGATATGAAAATAGCTAAACTGATTATAGAGACTTTTAAAGTTCCTACTTTTGAAGTAGATATTGAGTTAAAGAATGTAAGCGATAAAGAACAGGATTATAAAGGTGATAAGTTCAAAGGTAAACTAGATATCATTAAAAACATGCTAAGCAAGAATTAATGGATTTGGATGGTTTAAGGATTGTTAAGAACTTGTTAGATAAGGAATCAATGGATAAGTCGGAGTTAAAGGAGTTTATAAAGTGCATAACACAAATGGCGTCAAACAATCTATCAGTTGAAGAGATTGCCATTGCTCTTGATTTTGACGTATATGAGTTTAAGGAGCTAATTAACAGTAATGATAAGATAAAACATGCTTACGAGAAAGGTAAGGTAGCTGCTAATATTGAATTCAAGCAATCCATAAGGGAGCAATCATTACAAGGTAAAACAAAAGCTGTAGAAATATATAATGATTTAATACAGGAGCAGAATAAGTCTTTAGGACTTTCTACCAAATTTGTTGAAACAAGGGAGCAGAAGTATATAAGGATGAGAGCTATAAAACTTATGCATTATTTTTCGAATATAAGCGATGAAGTTCTTGCATTCATCAAGGAAAAGAATGGATACGATGAAGAAATGGAGCGTATTAAATGGGCTTACGATAATAATAGATTATAAAAGGTAGTTATGGATTTACAGGAATACAAGGAAACTATAAGAGAACACAAGAAATATGTTAATAACAATTTATTGTTTGATAATATATTCCTGTATTCAAAAGATGTTGCAATAGAAAAACTTAAAGAAAAGATAAAACATTTAACATCTACGATAGATGAACAACAGAATATTCAGCAAGTATGTATAAATGAATTACAGTATCTAGGTTTAGTAGCAATTGGTTTTGAACATGTTAGAAATAGTATTGAAAGAATAAAAACATTAAAAAGTCATATAGATTATATAAATGAATTTCTAAAAAATATTAATAAATACGATAAATATTTTGAAGATGAAGAGGCAGAAGAACAAAAACATACAATAAAAATAATGAAGGAATTATTTGACCATGAATAAACAGCAATATTTAAAATTTTTAAATGATTATAAAGAAATAGTAACACTTGTTTACGATATAAAAGAGTTATTGGATGACCATATAAACATAAGAGAGACTGAAAGTACTTTTTTAATATCAGACAAAAACAATTTAAAGGATAGATACAGGGAGATATTACGTAAAATAAAGCCTGATATTAATGCTATTACACAAGAACTAGGAGTATTCAAGTATAACTTTACTCGGCTAACTAAAGATAATAGCACTTATAATTCTACTGATCTATTACCTGCATGTGTAATAAGTGAAATATACAAAAAGTTGAACGATATTGAAAATAAGTTAAAAACTATTAATAAATAATAATGTCTAAAACAGAATATCTATTACCTAATGACGAAGAAGAGAAGCTTAAGTTACTAGCTGAAAGCTCTTTGTATGAGTTCTATAAACAGGCTTTACCTGTTATAGACGGGTCCGGATATTTCTCTGATGAATGGTTTATGCGAGTTATAGCAGAACATCTTGAAAATGTTTACTATAGAAAGATAACAAAACTACTCATAAACGTTCCTCCACGCCTTGGAAAACCTGTAGGACAATTCACTTTACTGCAAAAATCCGATGGTTCACGTGTTTATATAAAAGATATTAATGAAGGAGATTATATTTTAACAGATAAAGGTAGATATAGAAAAGTACTTAGAAAATATTATCAAGGTTTAATGGATGTTTATACTATAAAAACTTTTTGTTATAGAGAAGTAATAGCAGAAGGAACACATCCTTTCTTAACAACAGAGGGTTGGAAAGAAGCTAGAAATTTAAAAATAACTGACACATTAGCTAGTGTAGAAACAAGAGAAGATAACGGAATTAATATACCTTTAGAAGAAGCAAGACTACTTGGTTATATAATAGGTGATGGTTGTGTTGTAGGTAATCAATGTAATATAACTTGTGCAGATAATGCTCAATTAGATGATATGATTAATTGTGTTAATAAGTTAGGTTTTAATTATCATATTTTTAGATATAAAAGAAAAGAAACACATAAATTATTAACTAAATTTTCATTATCAAAAGGTATTAATAGTGTTAGAGATTGGTGTAAAAAACATAATTTAGCAGGAAAAAGTTCTTATACTAAAAGAGTTCCAGATATCATATTTAAATCTAATAAAGAAGTTATAGGTAATTTTTTAGGTGCTTATATAGCTTGTGATGGTTCTGTTTATAAACAGAATAATAGAAAAGATATGAAAGTGGAAATTGCGTCGGTTTCAGAAAAATTAATAAAAGAAATAAACCATCTTTTAAATAGGTTAGGAATTAAAAATTATATAAGAAAATGTGTAAATAATAGAGTAACAAAAAGACAAGGTAATACATATACACATTATAAACTTAGAGTATGTGAACAGGATGATGTTTATAGATTAGCGAAGAGTGTTCCTATATATGGTGAAAAACAATCTAAACTTTTAAAAGCTGTTACACCTAAAATTAGATTTGATCGTAATTATTTGGAAGATCCTATTCTTTCAATTGAAAAAGGCGGCACAGAAGAATGTTACTGTTTAGAAGTAGAAGAAGATCACACTTTTACTGCTAATGATATTGTTGTACATAATACATCTTTAATATCTATTGCATTTCCTGTATGGGTTTGGATACATAACCCTAACGAGAAATTCCTTTGTTCTTCAATAACTAGTGATCTATCGCTGGATATCGCAGACAAAAGTAGAATGTTACTAATGTCCGATTGGTTTAAATCCAGATGGGGAGACAGATTTAAACTAAGAGCGGATCAGAACGCTAAAGGATATTTTGTTAACGATAAAAACGGTTATAGATATTCAACATCCGTAACATCTGCGGTTATCGGACGTGGAGGAAATATACTTATTTGTATGCCTTATAATACACAGATATCAACTAAATACGGAAGATATACTATAGGTGAAATAGTTGAAAAAAAGTTAAATATAAAGGTGTTAAGTTATAATCATAAATTATGTGATACGGAATATAAAAGTATTAAAAATTATTATAAACATGAAGGTAAACAGATATATAAACTTGAATTATATGTTTGTGCTTTTCAAAATGGTATAACTATAGAAGCTACGGAAGAACATCCTATTTATATTATAAACATAGGTTACAAGCCAATAAAAAATATTAAAGAGTATGATAGATGTTTATATAATATTGATGGAATAGTTTACGATGTTGTTGTTAAATCAGTTATCAAACAACAGGAAATACCTGAATATGTCTATAATTTAGAGATAGAGGATAATAATAATTATTTTGCTAATAATATTCTAGTACATAATTGTGATGACCCTAATGCTGTCGGAGGAGAATCGGAAGTTATAAGAGATGCTACCAATAGATGGTGGTCTCTAAAATGGTTTAACAGGATAATACTAAGTGATATATCACCGACTTGTAGAGTCCTTGTACAACAAAGAGGTGATGAGCTTGATGTATCCGGTAACATAATTGCTAATGACATAAATAATGAATGGGTAAAACTTATACTACCGCTTGAATTTGAGAAGGATTATGTAATTCCTACTTCATATCTTCCCGACTTTGTTGATGATACGTTATTACCTGACTATAAAAGTGTTTGGCAGGATATAAGAACGGAAGAGGGTGAACTACTTACCGAGAGAATGAGTATAATGGAAGTAGAACAGCTTAAAAAAGAGCTTGGATCTTATGATTATGCGGCAATATATCAACAAAGACCCGCACCTCTTGAGGGAGGTATAATAAAGAAACACTGGTTTAGAGTTTATAAAAGCAGGCAGTTACCTAGATTTGAATATATTGTTCAATCATGGGATACGGCATTAACGGCTAAACATAATTCAGCTTATTCAGCTTGTACTACATGGGGAATATTTAGAGACGCAAAAGATAATACCAACGTTATGTTACTTTCTTGTTGGCGGGATAGACTGGAATATCCGGAGCTTAGAGAAAGAGTTAAAAGATTATCTGTTAATTATATGGATACGAGTAATGTTACTATTAAGTATAATCCGTTCTATAATCCTGATATGATTGTAATAGAAGCTAAAGCTTCCGGAGATCCTTTAATAGCTGATTTAAATAGAGCAGGAGTGTATGCAGAACCTTTTGTACCTAATCAACACGGAGATAAATTGCAAAGAGTAAGATTAATTACTCCTTTAATAGAAGGAGGTATGGTGTGGTTACCTATTGATGTTGAAAATTCTATTGATATTTATGAACCAGCTAGCTTTGCCAAGGATTTTGTTAATGAGGTTGCATATTTCCCTAATCCAAGATCACTTGATTATGTAGATACAATGACGCAAGCGTTAATTGTACTTAGAAATCTCGGTAAATTAATGAATCCTGGGGATTATATAGAACCTGATGACGCATCTATCGGTCGTAATGTTATATATTAAGCAGGTAATTTATGTTAAAATCGGAATTAATTGCAAATAAACATTAAATATTAGGAATATGAAGAATAATGACATTATTGATATAGACGGATTCGGTACTCTTGAGAGATCTGATGAACTTCCTGACGGATCTACGGTTTATGACTTTGCCGATAAAGAAAAAGATGATTTCCATTCTGATTTATCCCGTAAAATGTCGGAAGATTCGTTAAATAAACTGTCTTCCTATGTTCTTTCTGCTCTTGATGATGATATAAAAGCAAGAGAACCTTGGCTTAAACTGCATAAGGAGTTGATGACGTTTACCGGTGATAAATGTGATGACATAAACAAGGAAAATGAGAATTCTTTGGTTGTTGACGGAACTCTAGGTACTGCTCTTGTACGTTTTACGGCAATAAGTAGAAGTGAACTGCTACCTGAAAGCGGTCCGGCAGGATTTAAGGTATTTGGACAGGATGCACGATCTTTAGAGGATATTGCCTCTAATAGAAGCAGCTGGCTTAACTACTATTTAACTGTCAGAGATGCAGAATATTACAAGGATTATGAGAAATTTCTGTATTATCTAGGATTTTATGGCACTGTAATACGTAAAGTATGTTACGATGAGATGCTTGGCATGCCTATAAGCAGATTCATTCTACCTGATAATTTCCTGATTAATATTGATTGTAGTACAATCATGGATTCAAATAGATTGACTCATATACTCAAGCTATCTACCAGAGACATATTAGCAAGGCAGAAATCAGGTATATTCAGGGATGTTGAATTACCTTACACTAAGATAGACTGGACTTCTGATTTATCCTCTGCTTCCAACGATA